GGCCATATGACGAACTGTATGCGGAGTACAAGGCCGGCGACAAGAGCAAGCGGACGGTCGCCAAGCCGGCTGTGCTCGGCGCGGGGTACATGCTCGGCGCGGGAGTCGAGCGTGAGAACGTCAAGACTGGCGAGATAGAGGCTACCGGTCTTCTCGGCTACGCCTGGAACATGGGAATCAAGCTCACGGCGGAATTGTCGGCGGAGTCGGTCAAAATCTGGCGTGACACCTATACCGATGTTGTCGATTTCTGGTGGAAGATCGATCGCGCGGCGAAGAAATGCGTTCGCACGGGCGAGCCGCAAGAGTGCGGCCGTATCCGCTTTGACCGATCCGGTCCTTTCATGCGCATGCTGTTGCCGAGCGGGCGGGCGCTTCACTACTGCCGGCCGCGACTGGAGAGCCGCAAGACGCCATGGGGCGAGATGAAACTGACGCTGACCTATGAAGGCGTCAACGATCAAAGTCAGTGGGTGCGCATCGGTACCCACCCGGGCAAGCTCACGGAAAATGCGGTGCAGGCTATCGCCCGGGATCTTCTGGCGCACGGGATGGTACTCGCGCATAAAGAGAACATCGATATAAGATTACACGTCCATGATCAGATAGTCGCCTTGGCGCCGGCCGATCGCGCGGCGGAGACGTTGGCGGTCCTCCAGGATTGCATGCGGACTCGCCCGGCATGGGCGCCGGATCTGCCGCTCGGCTCTGCCGGCATTGTCACGCCCATATTCATAAAGGATTAAAGAGGTGCAGCACATGTCTGAAATCCTCATTGAAATGACCGTGTGCGGCAAAGCGGAAAAGGCCGGGTGGCTAACGCGCAAGTGTCAGTGGGTGGGCCGCCGGGGTGCGCCCGATCGGCTGTTCTGCAAAGCGGGCCGGTTGCTCTTTATCGAGTTCAAGGCGCCCGGCAGGAAACCCGAGCCGCACCAGGAACGCGAGATTGCCCGTCTTCACGGGCAAGGGGTCGAAGCTTATGTGGTCGATAACATCGCCGATGGTCTGGTGATCCTGGGACTCGAGGCATGAAGGCGCGGCCATCCGTTGATGAGCTTCGATCCCTGTTGGACTACGATCCGAAAACGGGGGTTTTGACGTGGCGGTATCGTCCGCGCGAGCGGCCTACCTGGAATACCCGGTACGCCGGGACGCCCGCCGGGACGCTGAAGAAGCGCGAGATACAGGTCAAGATCGGAGCCAGGCTGTATCGGGCACATCAACTTGCATGGGCGATCCACACCGGAGAGTGGGCACCAGGGAAGATCGATCACAGGGACAGTGATTTCACCAACAATGCGATATTGAATTTGCGACCGGCGACGACAGCGCAGAACAACAGCAATCGGCGCGTGGTGGCTGGTGTGGTTGGGTATAAGGGAGTCTATTACTGCCGTCGTCATGCGAGATATGCGGCGCAGATCAAGGCGGAACTAAAATGGTCATGGCTCGGCTTGCATGACACAGCGGAAGCGGCGGCGCGAGCGTATGACGTCGCCGCGATCGAGCTTCACGGCGAGTTTGCGGTCACCAATGCGTCCCTTGGCCTGCTGACATGATTCGACGTCGACAGCTTCGGGACAACGACATAACGGACCCGGAAATCTTCGATATCCTGGACGGCCCGCCGCCGGTTATCAGGTCTGAGCGCGATTTCCGGCCGTATCAAAAATATATGTCGGATCTGGCGTGTAAGAAGCCGGCGGTTCTTCTGGCGGCATCTATGGGACTCGGCAAGACAGGTGCCGTCCTGCATGCGCTTCGTCGGATGCTCGACAAAGGTGTGATCAAAAAGGTGCTGGTGGTCGCGCCGCTCTATGTCGCCCGCAATACCTGGCCGGAAGAGATGCGCGTTTGGACGTTCGCCCGGCGCCTCTCTTATAGTGTGCTGACCGGCGAAGAGTCGGAGCGCCGGAAGGCCGCGATGCAGCCGACTCAGATCCACATCATCAACCGGGAAAACCTTGTGTGGTTAGGGGCGCTCCACGGCGGCCGATGGCCCTATGATTGCCTGGTGTATGATGAGGCCAGCCGCTTGAAGGGCGGTCGGAAGCGAACCGGTGTCACCAAGCGCGCGGACGGTTCGGTGAGCGGCCGGAAGCTTTCGGAGTTCGGCGCCCTCGCCCGGTCCCGTGGCTACTATAAAAAGGTGATCGAGCTATCGGGCACGCCGGCACCGAACGGCTTGGTGGATCTGTGGGGGCCGGCTTACATCCTTGATCAAGGCCGCCGGCTCGGCGCCACTAAGACGGCATTCATGGACCGGTGGTTCAAGGTCGACCCGTACAACTGGTCAGTGACGCCACACCCGCATAGTCAAGCCGAAATCATGAGCCGCTTGTCTGACGTCATGGTGAGCTTGCGCGAGGAAGATTATCTAAGCCTGCCGCCGCTGGTGGTCCGCGATCGGTGGGTGACCATGCCGCCGCACCTTGACGATCAGTACGAACGGTTTGAAAAAACTATGGTGCTGGAGGAATACGACATTGAAGCCGTGTCGAGCGGTGTTCTGGTCAACAAGTTGCTCCAGTTTGCCAACGGCGGGCTTTACCGGCAGGACGGCACCGTTCAACCGGTGCATGATTTGAAGCTCAAGGCGCTTGAAAGCGTGGTCGAGGAAGCCGGCGGTGCGCCGATCCTGATTGCCTACAGCTTCAAGTTCGACCTGGCCAGGATCAGAAAGAAGTTTCCGAAGTTCCGGGTGTTTGGGGAGAGCCGGGATGACTTGCGCGATTGGAACGCCGGCAGGATACCGGGCCTGATCGTTCACCCGGCGTCGGCGGGCCATGGGCTCAATTTCCAGCACGGTTCCAATATCTGCGTCTGGTACGGGCTCAACTGGAGTCTCGAACTTTACAAGCAATTTAATAAAAGGCTTCACAGGTCGGGGCAGAAGGCCGATCGCGTCTATATGTACCGCATCTTGTGCCGGCATACCGTGGACGAACAGATGCTAGGGGTCCTGGAGCACAAGGGCGCTACGCAGGATTCCATCACGGAAATGGTGCGGGTCCGCGCCGAGCGGCTACTGAAAACGTGACACTCAACCATATGGTGATTATGGTTATCGGTCGCTCATGAGGTGAACTATGGAAGATCCCGATATCGCCGAACTTCTCGGTCCTGCCAAGCGCGGCCCGGGCCGCCCGAAACTGTCGCCTGAAATCCGGTATGAGCGTGACATGGACGCCGGCTTGCCGTCCATGGACATGACCGATGTGTTTTCAGGCGTGACGGTTGGGTGGTTGAGCAAGGTGTTCGGCATGGACCCTTCGGACGTGAAAAAGCGCCTGGCCGACTGCCCACCGTTGCACAGGCGGAAAGCCGGCTACGTCTATTCCCTGCCGATCGCGGCCCGGTATTTGGTCAAGCCGGTTTTCGACGTTCAGAAATACCTAAGTACAATGAAGGCATCGGAGTTACCGAACGGTCTTCAGAAAGATTATTGGGATGCCGCGCTTAAACGCCAGAAGTGGGAGGAAAATGCCGGTCAACTCTGGCGTACTGAGTCCGTGCTTGAGGTTTTGGGCGAGGCGTTCAAAGGCGTCAAATTTTCCATGCAGCTTTGGGCGGACAACCTAGAGCGCGTTACGGGACTTACCGAGGAACAGCGTAAGCTCCTGGTTGGCATGGTCGACGGGTTGCAGGATGAACTTTATGAAAACATGGTCCGCCGGGCGCAGGAAAAGAGCACGCCATCGCTTCGCGGCGAGTTGAAGGATGGCGACATTGACGGTGTTTAGCAGCCTGGAGGAAATGCTTGTCGAGGCGGCGGCCGGTGTCCGCCCGCCCGAGCGGTTGACGGTCAGTGAGGCGGCCGAGAAGTATCGCAAACTGAATAATCCTGGATCATACGTCGGACCCTGGAGCAATAGCATCGCTCCGTACCTAGTAGACGTGATGGATGTTCTGTCCAGCGTCAGTTACACGGCAATGATCTTCGCCGGCCCGGCTCAGTGCGGGAAAACGGACATTTTTCTTAATTGGCAGCTATACTCTGTTCTGTGCGATCCCGGCGATATGATGCTTATTCAGACCAGTCAAACGACGGCCCGGGACTTCAGTAAGCGCCGGATCGATCGTTTGCATCGTCACACCCGGGCTGTCGGCGAAAAGCTCGTTCAGCACCGCAACGCCGACAATGCTTATGACAAAATGTATAGCAACGGGATGATGTTGACGTTGAGTTGGCCAACGATCAACGAATTGTCGGGTAAGCCGATCCCGCGCCTGTGGCTGACCGACTATGACCGCATGCCCATGAACATTGACGATGAGGGTTCGCCCTTCGATCTGGCACGCAAGCGGGCAACCACCTTCCGCAGTCATGGCATGACGGCCTGTGAAAGCTCGCCCGGGTACATGGTCGAGAATGTCAGATGGACCCGCGCCACATCGCATGAGGCGCCGCCAACCCAAGGGATCTTGTCACTCTATAATCGCGGCGATCGGCGCCGCTGGTACTGGCGGTGTGTCTCATGCCAGCACGCTTTCGAGCCGGATTTCAGCTTGTTGACCTGGCCCGAAACGCCGGATTTCTTGGATGCCGCCGAACAAGCCGTCATGGCCTGTCCGCATTGTGGCCAGGTCTATCATCATGACCATGACGATAGGCTCGGCACGCCGGGAAAGAATGAACTGAACCGATCCGGCCGGTGGATCAAGGATGGCATGATCTGGCGGCCCGATGGTGAGGTGGTTGGAACGCCGATCCGATCGGACGTGGCGAGTTTCTGGCTGAAGGGCACGGCGGCGGCATTCGCCGACTGGAAAACGCTGGTGTTGAACTTTCTCAAGGCCAATGAGGAATACGAGAAAACCGGGAGCCAAGAGGCCCTGAAAACGACGGTCAATGTCGATCAAGGGACTCCGTACATCCCCAAGGGCAGTGAAGGTAACCGACTGCCCGAGCATCTGAAGGACCGCGCCCGTGATTATGGCATGCGCATGGTGCCGCTCGGCGTGCGGTTCCTGGTGGCTGCCATCGATGTGCAGAAGAACCGCTTTGTGGTGCAGGTCCATGGTATCGGCGAGGGCGGCGATATTTGGGTGATCGATCGGTTCGACATTCGGAAGTCGCGCCGCCGTGATGAGGACGGAGAACGGAATTGGGTGAATCCGGGTGCCTATGCTGAGGATTGGCATATCATCGTTGATGAGGTTTTGGTCAAAACCTATCCGCTCAATGACGGCTCGGGCCGCGAGATGGCCGTCAAGCTCACCCTTTGCGACTCTGGCGGCCGGGAAGGCGTCACGGCGAATGCCTACAGCTTCTATCGATGGCTCCGCGATGAATGTCCGGTGCCCAACTTGCAACGCAGGTTTCAGCTTCTCAAGGGCGCCAACAACAAGGCCGCGCCGCGCGTGGCGATCAGTTATCCCGACAGTGAGCGGAAGGACCGGCATGCGGGCGCTCGCGGCGAGATACCCGTGCTGTTCATCAATACCGACCAGATCAAGGATCAGGCGGATAAGATGCTGGAGCGCACGGACCCGGGCGGCGGCCGGGTAAACTTCAGCAATTGGCTATCGGACAACTTCTATACCGAGCTTACGGTCGAGGTACGGACGGCGAAGGGGTGGGAGAATCCCAAGAACTACCGCAACGAGTCGTGGGATCTTCTCTGCTACGCCATCGCTGGGGTGCTCTCCCGGCACATTCGGATCGAGCAAATCGACTGGCAAGCCCCTCCGTCATGGGCCGATGAGTGGGAAATCAACGATCTGGTGTATGATCCGCGACAAAGCGGCAAACCTTTTGTTGAGTCTGAGCGAAACAGTGCATATGATCTGGCCGCACTGGCATCCACGCTCGCGTAAGGTCCGATGGCGATTCCCGATGTTTCCTCCCTACTACTCGACGCCGAGCTTGCTTATCATGAGTTGATGACAGGTAAGCAAGCTCGCGTCTTTGTAGACCAGAACGGGGAGCGCATCGAATATACGGCGTCTAGCGCCCCTAGACTCGCTGGATACATCGCGCAGTTGAAACGCCAGTTGGGTGTCAGCGCGGTTGGTCCGATGCGAGTTTGGATGTAATGGAGCGGTTTGCACCGGATATCGAGGCGCTGATCGGGCCGGCAGGCGGCCGGGAAATGGCCATCGGCGGGGCTTTCGAGGGTGCCGACCGGTTCGATAGGGATCTGGCGCTATGGATGCCGGGGCTCAATTCGGCTGACGCTGATATTCTCCCCGACAAGGATGTGGTTGATGCGCGTGTCAGAGACATGCTGCGCAATGACGCCTATGTTCAATCGGGGCAGGCGCTTCACCGGGACAACATCGTTGGTTCGATGTTCGTCCTCAACAGCAAGCCCGAATACAATGTTTTGGGCTTGTCGGCTGATTGGGCCGAAGAGTTCCAGCAGGAGGTTGAAAGCAAGTTCACGTTATGGGCCGAGAGCGCAAATAATTGGCCCGATGCGGCGCGCACGAATACTTTAACTGCTATGGTGCGCCTGGCCGTCGGCGTCTATGTCGCGGCTGGTGAAGTCTTGGCGACAGTTGAATGGATGAGGGAGGACCCGCTTCGTCCATTTAGAACTGCCATTCAGATGATCGAGCTTGACCGGCTTTCCAATCCGCTGATTGGCGTAAAGCTAGACGATTCGATGCGGGCGGGGATCGAGTTCGACCGGTTCGGAGCGCCGACACATTACAACATTCGGTTGGGTCACCCGACCGATTGGGCCAATATGGACCGTGACAAGTTTAGGCGCGTGGCGATCCGCAAGCCATGGGGCCGGCTCCAGGTTATCCACATCCACGAACAGTCGCGGCCGGATCAGAGTCGCGGCATCAGTGAGATGGTATCCGCTCTCAAGGAAATGCGGATCACCAAGAAATTTCGCGATGTGGTCCTTCAGAACGCCGTGGTCAACGCAACATTCGCGGCGTCGATCGAGAGCGAGTTGCCGAGTGAGACAGTCTATAGCCAACTTGGCGGCGGCAATATTGGTGAAGGTATTGCTGGCTTCGCTGCTGCTTACCTGGGCGCTATCGCCCAATACGCGGGTAACTCTAAGCACACTCAAATCGACGGTGCGCGAATACCTCATCTTTTTCCGGGAACGAAGCTGAACCTGCACAACGCCGGTACGCCGGGCGGCGTTGGTCAGGAGTTCGAGGTTTCGTTGCTTCGGTATATCGCGGCTAATCTCGGCGTGAGCTACGAACAGCTTTCGCGTGACTACAGCAAATCCACCTACTCATCGATCCGCGCCGCCGCGACGGAAACCGGCAAGTTCATGGGCGCCCGCAAGCGCATGGTGGCGGATCGGTTTGCCAGCAGCGTTTACCGGTTGTGGTTAGAAGAGGCAATCAACAAAGGGGAGATTTCTTCCTTGCCTCGCAGTGCCCCGAATTGGTATGAGGGGCTTAACGCAGATGCGTACTCCGTTTGTGACTGGATCGGCGCCGGTCGCGGGCAGGTGGATGAACTGAAGGAGACGCAGGCCGCCGTTCTTCGCATGAAGTATCACTTAGGTACTTATGAAGACGAAATGGCCCGCTTCGGCAAAGATTGGCGTAAAACTCTCACGCAACGGGCGCGGGAGGTAAAAGCCATGAAGGAATTGGACCTTCTTACTCCCGATATGATCCAGGATAACATGATGAATGCCACGACTGGAGCGCCACGGGAAAAGAAAGGTTCTGATGATGGCGGCGAAAGCGAAGCCAATGCCCCGGATTGACAATCCAATACTTGCGCGCATGGCGCAGGAAGAGATGCTTGTCGCTCCCGAGCGCACCGAATGGTTTGAAAGCTGTGTCCGCGCCGTGGTCACTGACGATCGCGCCAAGCTGATGCTCGCCGAGCCGACAGCCGAGCGCATGGCCGATGATAATTTCTGGCCGGCGCCGGGTGACTGGCGGGCGGAAGTGCGGCCCTATGTGGTGAAGGCCGGCGTGCTCCACATCCCGGTTTTCGGGGTGTTGTTGAATAACTTCGGGTACCAGTTTGGCCGGTATGCGACGGGGTACCAGTATATCGACCGGGCCTTTCATCGTGGCCTGGCCGATCCCGACGTCACCGGTATTGCGCTGATCATCGACTCTCCCGGCGGCGAGGTCGCGGGTAACTTCGAACTGGTTGACCGGATGTACGCGGCGCGCGGCCAGAAGCAGGTTCGCGCCTTCGCCGCCGAGCATGCGTACAGCGCGGCCTATTCGATCGCATCGGCGGCCGACACCATCACCATGACTCGGTCGGGTGGCGTGGGATCGATCGGCGTTGTCACCGCGCATGTGGATCTGAGCGGTGCGCTGGAGCAAGCCGGCGTCAAGGTGACCTTCATCTATGCCGGCAAGCACAAGGTCGACGGCAACCCCTATGAAGCTCTGCCGCCGGCCGTCAAAGGCCGGATACAGGCGCGCATTGACAAGCTGTACGGCGTGTTCGTTTCGACCGTCGCGCGCAATCGAGATATGGATCAGAAGGCCATTCGCGCCACAGAGGCCGCGACCTTCGACTCCGATGAGGCACTGGACGTCGGGCTTGCCGACTCAGTGGGGGTGTTCGAGAGCGCCCTTTCGGCATTCGCCGATGATTTAGCAGCAGGAGATGATGAGATGGCACAGCAGCAAGCTGCCGAGGCGACGGTTGCGCAGTCCGCGCATGAGACAGCCGTGGCGCAGGCTCGCACCGAAGGCGTGGCCGAAGGGCACAAGGCCGGCGCCAAGGCGGAGCGCGATCGGTTGGGCGCGATTTTGTCGTGCGAGCATGCGACCGGCCGCCAAGGGCTCGCGGTCAAGATGGCGCTGACTACGGATATGTCGGTTGAGCAAGTTGCCGGCATCCTGGCCGAGCTTCCGGCCGAGCCCAAGCCTGCCGCCGCCGCTGAACAGAAGCCGGCCAAGGATCACTTCGGCGAGGCGATGGCCAAGAGCGGCAATCCCGAGGTGGGCGCGGGCGCGCAGACCGAGGATGCCGAAGCCAGTCAGGCCGAGCGTATCCTAGCCGATTACCGCTCCGTCACCGGCAGCACCCGCAAGGCTTCCTAACCCTCCCAACTGACGGGTGATTTCATATGGTAACGATTCCATACGGTGACGTCGGGTTCGCTTCGTTCGAACAAGGCTTGACCTATAATTCCAGTGAGCTTTTCAGCGGCCCTACTCCGCTTGTGGTCACCCGGGACTACCCGGTTGCCGCCGATACCACACTCGCGGCCTTCTCCGTGGTTGGCTTGGACGGTAGCGGTAATGTCGTGCTCGCCGAGCAAGACGGCGCACCAAAGGCTGTCGGCATCACAACCGGCCCGATCGTCCCGGGTGTAGGAACAACGTCCGTTGCGTTGTTCATCGCGGGGAACTTCAATCCTGCCGCCCTGACCTGGCATTCCAGCTTCACGACCGATGCGCACAAACGCGCCGCGTTCGATGGTGCTACGGCTCCCACCAACATTATCGTCCGCAAGCGTCTGTAACGGCGTTGCCTGAGCCAAAGGAGCGGTATCGCTCGGCGGCATTTGACTTGAGAGGATAAGACCATGGCGTTCGAGCGATACGAACTCTGGAATACGCATACTCTGCTTGCGGTCATGCAGGACACCGACCAGCCGCAGAATTATTGGCTGGATTTGCTGTTTCCGAACGTTATTACTTCGGAAGACGAGTATATCGACCTTGAGAAGATCCCGACTAACGGCCGCAAATTGGCGCCTTTTGTCGCGCCCTTGGCCCAAGGCCGACCGATCTACGAGGAAGGTAGTCGGATGGCCCGGTTCAAGCCTGCCTATGTCAAGGCACTTGATCCTATCACTCCGACACGGGTTATCACCAAGCGCCCGGGTACGTTGCTGTCGGCCGGTACCACTTCGCCCGGCGCGCGCTACAATGCGATCAAGGCTGACATTCTCGCGTATCACCGGCTCGCGGTGGAACGGCTTTGGGAATATATGGCGGCCAAGGCGATCATCGAGTCCGCAGTACGGATCGAGGGCGACGATTCACCCGCGCGCCTGATCGATTTCGGCCGTGCGTCCGGTCATAGCATCGTGCTCGGCGTGGGCGCCCGGTGGGGCGATTCCGGTGTCTCCATCCTGGATAATATCCAAACCTGGATTGACACCATGACGGATGCCGAGTTTGGCGGTGCACCAAATCGCATTACGATCGGTTCGGACGTTTGGAAGGTAATGCGGAAAAACGCTGAAATCCTCGATCTGATGGATTTGAATAAGCGAGGCTCCAATGTTGCTCTTGAACGTGGGCTTGTTGCTGGAAATACTGAAGCGCGGTATGTCGGCACTTTGGGTATCGGTCTGGATGTTTATGTATACAACGATTGGTATACGATAGCCGGTACTGTTACACGTTTTATGTCGAGCAAGGATGTGGTGCTCACCGGGCCGCAGGTCCAGGGCTATCGCTGCTTTGGCATGATCCAGGATCTTCACGCGGCATTCAACGCCTTGCCCATCTTCCCCAGGAACTTCGTGCCGACCAATGACCCGGCGATCGAGCACATCCTGACTCAGTCCGCGCCGCTGATGGTCCCGGTGAATCCTAACGCGACCTTCCGTGCGACCGTGCTTGCCTAAAGCAACTGATGGCGGCTCGCGGGCCGCCGTCTGCCAATCCCCGGGGAGATAATCAATGCCGCAGTACAAAGCCGTTCGCACGATCCACAAGGCCGTCAAGCCGGGTCGGAACGCGACACAAACTGAGCCGGCCGTGGAGCCGGAAATCGAAATCATCGAAGCCGGCAAGACCGTGGACCTTTCCGCCGAAGACGCCGAGGTGCTGCTGAAGATCGGCGCCATCGTTGAAGGCGATAAAACGGCGGTGTCACAGCCGAGCCAGGATATTCACACAACCGGTTTCGATCCGGCCAATTCCACCGATCCCGAGGGCGCGGAAGCAACCGCTTTCAGCACGCCGGAACGGATGGACTCGGATGAGCCGAAGGCGAGCCAGAAGCGGGCAACCGCGAAGCAGAAATCCAGCAAGGATGACGACGTTTCCGATCTGGTCTAACGGGAGGATGACATGGCCAAGGTAAGAGCAATTCACACCATCGCGCGGACGCTGGACGATCAGCAAACCGAGGCTGAATTTCCGGTGGGTACCGTTTTCGAGTGCGAGGGCCAGGAGCTAGAGGATCTGCGCAAGGCCGGCGCGGTCGAGGACGTCGGCGACGATGAGCCGTTGTCTGAACTGAGCACGGTTGGCCGTAGTGATGCCGCGCTGTCGCCGCCGGCTACCTCTACCCTGATCCCGGGCGCCGTCGCGGGCGACAAAGTGGCCGCATCGCAGCCGGTCGAGCCGCAACCCGTGCCGCCGGCCGAGCCGCCGCCCGCCAAGCCCAACGAGTAAGCGGCATGACTCTCCGCGACATAAAGATGCGCAGCCGGAAGGCGCTGCATGACGCGATGAAGGTTCGCGCTCTCTATGTCGTGGAGGGCCAAGAGCCCGTCATTTGCCATGTCCGCGTACACACCAAGGCTGACGCTTTGGGTGACATGCGCGGGACGTCGCTCGGGTACGCCGAGCATCAGGAAGTGGTGCCGAAGCTGATTTTCTGGCGGGACGAAATCAATCCCGACAATCGCGCCGTCGTGGTGGTTTCCGCCGACGAGGCATACAGGGTCGATAACGTGATCCCGCGCGACGGTCCTACAGTGACGGTCGAGGTGGTCAGCCTGTCGGCCGCGCAACGGATCGGCTTGCCCGTACCGCAGGATATCCCGGAATGAGTTACGCGGTGTATGTCGACGGCTTGGCCGCCCTCAACAGCATGACGGATGTGAAAGACAATATCCGGCTCTCGGCTGTGCGGGCGATCAACAAGACGTCCGAACGCGCCCGGGCGCAGTCGGCGCGCGAAATCCGGCGCCAGGTCAATTTCCCGGCGGCGTACCTCCAGCCGTCCGCCGGCCGGCTGTTGGTCAGCAAGCAGGCCAGCGGTAACGATCTGGAGTCCAGGATCACTGGTCGCCAGCGGGCAACTTCGCTCGCACGGTTCGCGGCCGGCTCGCCGGCAAGGGGCGCCGGGGTGCGGGTCGAGGTTGCGCCCGGCCGCGCCAAGTACATGCGCCGCGCCTTTCTGATCAAGTTGCGGCAGGGCAAGGGCTCGGTCGATACCAAGTTCAACATGGGCTTGGCGATCCGCTTGCGCCCGGGTGAGTCTCTCCAGAATAAAAAGAAAGCCGTTAAGATGGAGAAGGGGCTATACCTTCTCTATGGCCCAAGTGTCGATCAAGTATTTCGAACCGTCTCCGAGGAAATCGCGCCTGAGACGGCGGCATTCCTTGAAGCCGAGTTCTTACGCTTGCTGGAGCTTTGAGCCATGCCTGATCCCTTCCGCTTGAAGGTTCTGAAGGCGCTCACGGCGGCGCTTGAAGAAATCAGCGTAGCCGGCGGCTATCAGACCGATCTTGCCGGGCGGGTCTATCGCGGCCGGATCATCTTCGGCGAGCGCGATCCTATCCCGATGGTGAGCATCCTGGAGGTGCCGTTGCCGCTGGATCAGCTTGTTTCGCCGCGCGACAGCAAGGATTTGGCCGGCGGGTGGGACCTGATGATTCAAGGGTTTGTCGAGGATGATTTCAGGAATCCGACCGATCCCGCGCATGTGCTGATGGCCGACGTCAAGCGCCGGCTCGCGCAAGAAAAGCGGCGGGTCAACGACGGAACCGCATTCGGGATGAGAGAAATCTCGAATATTCGAATTGGGCCGGGTGTTGTTCGCCCGCCCGATGAAGTGAGCGCAAAGGCTTACTTCTGGTTATCGTTAGTAATCGACATGGTTGAGGACTTAGCCGATCCGTTTGCGTGATCGTGCGACTATAGGAGATAAAGATGGCACAGAACTACACGCTTGGGCGCGGCATGGTTTACTTCAGCCGTTTCCTTCCTGGCACCCAAACACCGGCCGGTTACCTTTACATCGGCAACACGCCTGAGTTCAGCCTGACGATCGAAAGCGAGACGCTGGATCACTATTCGTCGGATGCCGGTATCCGCGAGAAGGATGATAGCGTTCCGCTGGAAACCACCCGCACCGGATCATTCACGACCGACAACATCAGTCCTGAAAATACCGCGTTGTTCTTTTTCGGCAGTGCTTCGGTGCTGACTCAGTCCGCCGTTGCCAGCACCGGCTATACTCTTACCGATGTGGTGCCGGGCATGTTTTACCAGCTTGGCTTGACGACGGCGAATCCCGTGGGCCATCGCAAGATCAACCCGACCGGCCTAACCGTCGCCACGGGCGCGACCACGCATGTTCTCAACACCGATTACCGGATCAATACGGACACCGGTATGCTTGAGATTATTGCCGGCGGCGCCATCGTCAGTGGCGACGATCTGACCGTGACCTATGCCGTGCTGTCCAGCACGCGCACCCGAGTCATCTCGGGCTCGACTCCGGTTGAGGGCGCCTTGCGGTACATCGCCAACAACCCGAAAGGCGAGAATAAGGACTACATCATGCCATGGATTAAAGTCACCCCGAACGGAGATTACGCGCTTAAGGGGGATGAGTGGCAGACAATTCCCTTCTCGATTGAGGCGCTTAAGCCCACATTCGCCGAAGCGATCTATGTTGACGGTCGGCCGCTGTAATGGGGCTGCGCGATCTTCGATTGCCGTCCTCCAGTGTGACGGTCCCGGGCGGCGATTCATTCGCCGTGCGGGGCCTGTCCCTCCAGGACATAAGCGCCTTGGTCCGCCACCACGGCGCCGCCATGACCCTTCTGTTCGATCGGTTCATCCGGCAGGGCGAAGACGGTATGCCGCCGGCCGACATGGCGACCATGGGCCGCACTTTGTTGGAGATAGCACCGGATGCCGCCAGTGAGATGATCGCGCTCGCGGCGGGTGAGCCGGAAGCTGTTGATATTGTTCGCACTTTGCCTCTGCCGGTCCAGGTCGAGGCGCTTGATCTGTTGATGGGCCACACCTTCGCCACGGATCAAGACCTAAAAAAAGTAGTCGAGACGGTCATAAGAGCCGCAACCGGGACCACGAATCTTCTCAACAGCCTGAACCGCTGACGCTGAAGGCGTGGGTGTGGGGGCTTCGAACACAAGTCTCCCTCTTGTTGGCTAATGGGCACACTGAAGCGCAAAATTACCCTCTCGGTATGGTTTGGGATGAGGCCGCAATTGTGGTACGACATATCAACCATCTGGAGGCTACCCGCGCCACGCTGTTGCAAATGGCCGTCTCCAGTGTCCTATCGAAAGAAGCGGGCAAGCTGTTCCGCGAGACTGTGAACCGCTTGAATGAGGGCTGATCCTGATGGCTAAAAAAGACGTTGAGTTAGTCATCAGGGCTAAGAACGAAGCAAGTAAGGCCGTCGATAGCGTCAAGGATGCGCTGAAGTCCCTTGTTGACGCGCAGAACACCATCGGAGTCAGCGCCGGTAAAACGGACACCGCCCTTACCCGCCTGGGTATCGCGCTTACCGATCTGCAAAAGAAGTTCAAGGGTGAGTCGGGCGCCGCCAAGATCGCGGGCGAGCTTGACCGGGCATTCCAGGCGACAAGCCGCCTGGCCGGCGAGAGTCGCAAGGCGGCGGCGGCCCTTGATCAGCTTGAGAAACAGGCGGCCGAAGCGGCGACGGCGACGGCCAAACTGCGTACAGAAACGGAAGCCAGCGGTGCGGCCGTCAAGGCGCAGCAGCAGACCGTGGCCGCATCCAAACAGGCGCAGACCGAGCTTAATCAAGCCCTCCGCCAGTCGACGGCCGAGCGCGAGAAATTGCACCGGGCGGAGACGCGCACGGTCGAGGCGATTGCCAAGCAGGAAGCGGCGATCACACGGGTTGCCGAGCGGCTGGAGCGGTACAAGACGGAGCTTGCCGCCGCAGCACGGCCGACACAGACCCTCAAGAGCGCGGTCGAGGCGGCGGGCGAGAGCCTGGAGAAGAAGAAAGCCAAGCTCACCGCGTTGAATGAGCGGTTGGCCGAAACGCGGACTCAGGCGGCGGCGACCGGCGGGACGATCAACCGTCTCCAGGGTGAGCTTTCCACAGCCGCCGCGACCTTCGAACAGCAGTCAACGGCGCTCGCCCGGGCGGCGCAGTCCTATAAGGAGATGCAGGCGGCCGTGCGGACGGCGGCCCTGTCTCAGAAGCAGCTTAAGGGTGCCGCCGAGGAAGCGGCAACCGCCCTCGATCGGGAGAATGCCGCTCTCAACAAGGCGGAATCCGAGTTTCAGCAGTTGGCCGTTTCGGCGACACAGGCCGATGCCGCCATGGCCAAGCTCGCCGCCGGGTCGACTGCCACCCTGCAACGCAGTTTTGACGCGCAACGCCGGGCGATGCTGGAAACCCGCCGGGAGTGGCAGACGGCTCAAGGCGCCGTCAAGGATCTGGCGCAGCAGATAGCCAAGACGACGGAGCCGAATGCCGCCCTGACGGCCGCTTTCGAACGCGCCCGGGCCGCCGCCGCGCAGGCCAAGGCGGAATACCTCGCGCAGCGCACCGGCCTGAACGGCATGGGGCAGGCGCTTCGTCAGACCGGCACTGACGTTGACACCCTTCGGCAGCAGCAGGAACGGTTCGCCGCCGCGCAGAACGCCGTGGCCGCCGCCCTCGCCCGCATCCGGCAGGACGCCGCTTCCACCGGGGCGGCGCAACGCGGACTAGGGGCTGGAGCCAGTGCGGCCGGCGCCGGTCTGAACGCGGTTGGTGCTGGCGCCCGGGCGGCCGGGAGCGGCATGGGGCAGGCCAGCGCGCAGACTTATTCCTTCGCATCGGCACTTCGCGCGCTGTACGGCGAGTCCCGTACCGCGATGAGTTGGACTCAGCGGCTCCGGGGCGAAGTCCTGGCGCTGACCACAAGCTATGTCGGCTTGTATGCGGCCGTGCAGGGCATCGGTAATGTCGTCAGCGCCTTTCGCACGTTAGAAGCCGCGCAGTCCCGGCTTAACGTGATCGCGCAGGGCGACAAGTCGGTAATCGCGGAAGAACTTGATTTCATCCGGCGCACGGCTGACCGGCTTGGTATTCAGTTCGGCGCTTTGGCCGATCAGTACACCAAGTTCGCCGTCTCAACCAAGGGCACGGTGCTTGAAGGCCAGAAGACCAAGGACGTCTTTATCTCGGTCGCGGAAGCCGGGCGGGTCAATAAACTTTCGCTAGAACAGTTGCAGGGCATTTTCACGGCTTTGTCGCAAATCGCCGGAAAATCCGCCGTGCAAATGGAGGAATTGCGGCAGCAATTGGGCGATAGGTTGCCGGGCGCCGTGCAGTTGATGGCCGATGGCCTGGGCGTTGGCGTTGACGTTCTGATTAAGATGATGGAGCAAGGGCAGGTATCGAGCACCGCCCTGATCGGGTTCGCTGACGCGCTCGATCGGCGGTTCGGCTCATCTCTGCCGGAAGCCCTGAAATCCACGTCTACTGAACTCGGCAAGCTGGAGAACGCTTCATTCAAGGCGTTGCTGACGATCGGCGCCAGCACCTTCATTGAGAAGTTCACCGAAACGATCCGGGAACTCAACAAGGCGCTTTCCAGTGCCGATGCCGAAGCGTTTTTCAAGCGGGTGGGTGTGGTACTCGGCGGGCTGATGGATTTGCTGTCGGCCGCGATCCGGCATTTTGATTTGCTGGTGGCCGCGATGATGGCGGTTATCGGCGTCAAGATCACGCCGTTCATCCTCGCCCTTGGGGCGCAGTTCAGCGCCCTGTATACCAACCTGGCCAAGACTCCGGCGCAGCTTACCGGTGTGGCGACGGCGGCGCGGACGTCCGCCGCTTCGGTCGGGGTGCTGACAACCGCCATGCTTGGCTTGCGGGCCGCGATCCTCGCCCTGGTGTCGAGTACCGGCATTGGGCTGTTGATCACCGGCATTTCGATTGCGATCGGCGCATGGGCAACCCAAGCCGACAAGGCCACGGAAGCCCTTAACAGCCATCAGAAGATCCTCGATCAAGTGAAGAACGCCTATGATAAGGCGGGCGGAGCGGTCAAGGATTGGGCGGCGGAAATCGCCAAGTCGAGCACGACTCAGGCTGTCGCCAACCTGGCCAAGCTACGGGAAGAACTTCAGGATATCCGCGACGATACCGATGTGCCGTTCTTTGGCGGGCTCGGCCGGGTGACCCTCCCCGTTCGCCGGGAAATCGAAGCACTGCTTGCCGGGTTCAAGAAAGGCACCATCAGCGCGATTGATTTCAAGGCCCGTATCGACGCGCTGGCGCAGGCCAACCCGGCGTTCAAACAGGCCGTTGCGGTGAGTTTCCTGGAGGCCGCCGATAATGCGGCCGTCGCCGAGGTGAATATCGCCAAGGCGGAAGCGGTGCTTGCCGTCCTGAACGGTACGGCCAGCGACACGCAGATGAAGTTGCTCGGGCTCGGCGGCAGCACCGATGACGCGGCGGGCGCCCTGGCCCGGGCGCAGGAAGCCGCGAAGAAGTTCAAGGCATCGCTGGATCAGATCAAGGCCGCCATCCCCGGTATCTCCGTGGAGATGAAGCGGCTCAAGGATCTCCAGGAAATCGACACCTTATATAATGCGGCGAAGCTGAACGCGAAAACGCCGGAAGAGGTGGCGTTGCTGGACCGGACCCGGGATGAGGCGCGGGCCGGCATCAACGCGGAAGCGGCCGAGAAAATCGCAAAAGCGATTGTCGATAAAATAGTTGCAGTTGAAAGCGGCGGGCGGGCGCTGGCGAAGAACAACGTCAGCACCGCCACGGGTGCCGGCCAGTTCATCGAAAAAACCTGGCTCGCGCTGTTCAAGCAGTATTTCCCGGAACGTGCTGCCGGCATGACCGAGCCTATGATGCTGGAGCTTCGCAAGGATGCGGCTCTCAGTAAAAAGCTGGTCGAGGCGTATGCGACCGAGAATGCCAAAGTGCTCCAGGATGCCGGCCTGGCCGTCAGTGAGGCGGCGCTGTATCTGGCGCATTTCCTGGGGCCGAACGGCGCGGTCAAAGTGCTGAAGAAGTTCGCCGAAGATCCGAACGCGCCGGTCAAGGGCTTGCTGTCGGACAAGGCGATCGAGAGCAACCCCACCGTTCTCAAGGGCAAATCGGTCGGCGATGTGATCGGCTACGCGACCGAGAAAATGGGCATCACCGATGCTCAGGTGGCCATGGTTCAGGAGGTGGTTAAGCTCCAGGACAAGAGCGTTGATGCACAGGTCAAATTCAACGAAGAGGTGCGGCGCGGTAATGAGGACCGGCTGTTCGAAGCGGAACAGACCAGACTCACCAATGCCGGCCTGGAGAAACAGGCCGCCATCAATGCGGCAATCCGGGAAGCCGAACAGAAGGCGATCAAGGATAAGGTCATTCTTGAGCAAGCCGACCGGCAGGCGATCATCGATAGCACGGCCGCGCTGTTCGATCAGACCAAGGCGCACGAACTCGCCAATGAAAAGGTCGACAAGCTGATTGCCTTGCGCAATGAGTTGCGCGAGCAATACGAGCTTGCGCAGCAGACCGGCGACACGGCGGCCGAAGACGCGACATATCAAGCCATTCTCGCCATCAACGGGCAACTGGCTTTGGCGATCCAGCAAGCCATCGCCATGTGGGAAGCGATCGGCGGGCCGGCGGCTGACGCGGCAATCGCCAAGCTCAGGACCATGGCCGTCACCACCCAAACCAGCGGCCAGCAGGCGCTCATCCGGTGGAAGGAAGTTGGCGAGTATGCGGCCGGCGGCCTGGCAAACGCCTTCGACTCCTTCGCTCAGAAAGTGGTTGAAGGGCAGTCGGCGTTTGCGGCGGCGCGCGATGCCTTCCTTCAGTTTGCGTCCGATTTTCTGAGGATGATCGCGCAAATGATCATCCAAACCGTCATTTTGAATGCTCTCAAGACAGCCTTCCCGGGCACCTTCGGCGTGGCGGCCAATCATAGCGGCGGTATCGCCGGATCTTCCAACCGGTCCCGGCAGGTAAGCCCCATGTGGTTTGCCAACGCTGTCCAGTACCACAACGGCGGCATTGCAGGGTTGCGGCCGAATGAGGTTCCTACAATTTTGGAGCGCGGGGAGGAAGTGCTGACCAGCAGCGATCCCCGGCACCGTTTCAATATCGGGCAGGCGGCCGACAACAACAACGCGGCACCCGCCATGACACCGAAAATCGTCAATGCGTTCGATACCGCTTCGTTCCTGGAGGCTGCGTTGAATAGCAAGGTCGGTGAGCGGGCCATCCTGAATTTCGTTCGCGCCAATCCCGGCGCGTTCAAGCAGGCGCTTGGCTGATGCCTGATCAATCCCTCTTGTGGCCGGCGGCGCCCAACTGGCGGGAATCCGTCAATGAGCTTCACGAATGGCGGACGGAAATCATTACGTCCCGATCGGGCCGGGAACAGCGGCGGGCCTTGCGCCAGTCGCCACGGGTGAGCTTCGAATACACGGGCCTGTTGACCGGCGACCGGTATCAAACATGGTCGCGCGCCATGTCCTACCGACAAGCCGATGCCTTCCAAGCGGCGCATCCCGCCGAATCCGTCATGCTGACAACGCCGCTGGCTTCCCCGGCGACCACCTTCAATGTCGATAGTGTGCCGCCGTGGCTGACGGATGGCGCGTTGTGCGTCCTGTCGCGCGGGCAGGCGATCGAGCTTGTCCAGGTCGATACGATCGTGGCCTTGCTGGTCACCCTGACCGATAGCACCGCCGCATCGTTCGTCGCCGGCTCCCGGCTCCACCCGGCCGTGACGTGCCGGGCGGCTGATGTGATCAGCAGTAAGCAGCAGACCAACACGGTAGCCGAGGTGTCAGTCCGTTTAAACGTGGAACCTGGATTCAACGTAACTATGGACCCGGGCGCGGTGGGCACGGTCCTGAACGGTCGGGAAGTTTTCTTGCGCCGGCCGAATTGGGCCGATCAGCCGCAGATCGATTTCGAGGCGTATGTTGAGCGGCTGGATTTCGGGTTCGGCCGGGCCGTCTATTCGACGCCACGCGATTACCGCACCAACGCCACCCGGGCAACCTATGTCGCGCGCTCGCCGGCAGAAGCCCGGGAGGTGACTCAGTTCGCCGCTCGCATGCGCGGGCAGCAGGGCGAGTTTTACATGCCGAACCTGACGGCGGATCTGCCGGCCGTCGCCTTGACCGGCGGCGCCAGCACCATGACGCTTCCGGGGGCAAACTGGCATCTCATGCATGGGAGTGACACGGTGCGCCGTGCCGTCGCCGTGACGCTCGCCGATGGCTCCGTGCTCCTGAACCGCATCTCATCGTGGGCCAATGTCGCCGGCAACAGTCAAGCGACGATGGTAAGCGCCTGGCCGGTGACCGTGGCGCCGAGCGGCATCCGGTCAATCTCCTGGTGCCCGGTCTGCCGGTTGGCATCGGACAGCATCACCGTTGAGTGGCTGACCCGCACCGTTGCGCAATACGTGCTCCCGATCCGCACGCTTGAAGACCTGGGGGGCGTCTGATGACATTTGAAGCCAAGGAACTCAGTCGGGCGCAGGGCACGCCGGCCACGCTGTATCATTTCGCCTATGGCGAGGACGATGCGGCCTACTTCGCGTATACCGATGCCGAGCAACTGGTCACCTTCGATGGGGTGGCGTATCAGCCGCTTCCCATCATGCGCGGCAGCATTGCCACCCAAGGGACCTTGGACAAGGCGGTGCTCGATATCCAGCTTCCGACCACAAGCGGCCTGGCTGACCTGTATAAGCTTTACGCACCCACTCGAATTGTCGTGGTGATCGTGCGCCAAGGGCATGTCGGTGAAACCGACTGGCCGGCGATATGGGTTGGTCGCGTCATCAACATCAGCCGCACCGGCAATCAGGCTGTCTTGTCATGTGAGCCGGTCAGCACATCGATGCGGCGCCCGGGGCTCCGCCGGCATTACCAGTACGGATGCATGCACGCGCTCTATGGGCCGATGTGCAAGGCCAACCGCACGGCCGCCACCACTTCATCAACCGTTTCCAGCATCGCCGGCAATGTCGTCACCCTGCCGGCCGGATGGAACGGCGCGCGAGCGGCGGCGAAGTATGCCGGCGGACTTCTGGAGTGGACGACTCCCGAGGGCAACACGGAAATCCGCACCATCATGCGGGTGATCGGCAACGGTTTGACGATCAACGGCTTGCCGATCGGGCTTTCTGTCGGCACGGCGCTCCTGGTGTCGCTCGGCTGCGCTCACACCATGGACGATTGCCAGAACCTCTTTGTCGAGACGGGCACCGGCCTGTCCAACATCGTGAATTACGGCGGGCAACCCTGGATTCCGACCGTCAATCCCATTGGCTATGCCAACCAGTTCTATTGAGGTCCCGCCATGGCAATCACGCTCGTTGCTGTTCTAGTCCAAATCGCCATCGCGGTTGTCATCAGCTTGATTGCCTACGCGATCATGCCGAAACCGAAGCCGGAAAAACCGCCCGAAACGAGCGACTTGGATAACCCGACAGCCGAAGCGGGCCGCCCGGTGCCGGTCATTTTCGGCACGATCACCGTCAAGGGATTGAATGTATTATGGTATGGCGATAAGAACAAAGCCGAGTATCAGGTCAAGGTATGATGAACGATACGCGCACTGAGCATATGATCATCACCATAAATGACGTGCGCGCGGCCGGTCATTGCGCCCGGGGTGCGCGCGATTGGTTCGAAGGGCACGGCCTGGATTTTCGCGCTTTCCTGCGCGATGGCATTTCCGCCCGGCGGGTTTTGGCCATCGGTGACGGCTTGGCCGAGCAAGTGATCCGTCGCACGCTGGAGCGCCAGAATGGGAAGTAAGTCACCTAAGCAACAAGTTGTCGATTACCGAATGAGCATGCATGTCGGCATCTGCACCGGGCCGGTGGATGCCTTGCGCGCGGTGTGGGTCGGCGAGAAGCAGGCGCTTTCAACTCAGACGGCCGATGCGACAGCGTTCAACGTGACCCGGCTCGATCTGTTCGGCGACGTCAAGAAAGAGGGTGGCGTGATGGGCGCCATCCATTACCTGCCCGGCGGTCCTTCTCAGATCCTCAGTACCTTTCTCGCCGGCAAGCTCGGTCGAGCGGCGCTGACGTGCCCGGGGTTTCGCGGCATCGCGTCTCTGTTCTTCACCGAGCATGTGATCGCGTCCAACCTGACCGGCGGGAGCGCCCTTAGTCTAGTTCAGGTCCAGCCGAGGGTGTTCCGCGAGCGCAAGGGGTTTTTCTGGACAAGCAACACTCCGTACTTGAGGCCGATTTGGGCTCAGGTCACCCGTTGTCCGAAGACGTGGTATCCTGAGAAAGCGATCATCGGCACCGGCCTGTCGGGGCGGGCCAGTGTCTATATCGCCGTTGACGCATCCGGCTCCATGGACATTGTTGATTCCGGCTCGCCGGCAAGCCGCCTGGCAGTGACCAAATCGGCGCTTGATACCGTGCTGGCCCGTGTCGAGGCGGCGGTTGGTGCCGGTGGCGTGGATCTGGATATCGCCATCAATTTCTGGTCATGGTCTGCCACGCAGACCAGCTATACGCATCTGACCACGGCCAATGCGGCGGCGCTTCGGACCTGGACAGCGGCGCGCGTCACCACGGGAGGGACCTATTTCGGCGTGGCGGCCGATGGTGCGAAGGCGTGGTTTGACGCCTCACTCGCCGACACCACGATTCAGAAGCGCATTTTTATCTTTTTGACGGACGGTGAGCCGGGAGACTCGTCGGATGCCGCCGCCGCCACGATCGCGGATATGCTCTCGCGCGATGGCGGAAGCTATAACACGGCGGCCGGAACATCGGTCGACTGTCACGCCATGAATGTGGTGTTGGGCGTCACCACCCATACCGCCAAGCTGGACAACACGCCGGAAGACGGCGTACCGGTGATCACCAGTGCCGATCCGGCGCCGCTGGTTGCTGCGATCGAAAAGGCGCTTTTCGGGGGTGCCGGCCTGCCCGACAGCAATCCGGCGCACATCATCCACAACTGCCTCACGGACTCGGATTGGGGCATGGGCACGTCAAGCGCCGCCCTGGATCTGACGTCTTTTACGGCGGCGGCGGATACGCTCTATGCGGAAGGCTTGGGCCTTTCGATGATCTGGACCCGGCAGGCGGCGATCGAAGATTTTATCACTGAAGTCCTGAATCACATCAACGGGACTCTCTTCGTAAATCCCGCGACCGGGCTCATCACGCTTAAGCTGATCCGGGGCGATTACGTGGCGGCCGATCTGCCCGTGATCGATGAGGACAACGCCGAAATATCGAATTTTCAAAGGAAGTCGCCGGCAGAGACGATCAACGAAATCATCGTGACCTGGACAAATCCCGTCAACGAACAGGATGAGACGGTCACCATGCAGGACTTGGGCGGCATTGCCGTGCAGGGCTCCATTATCTCGGATGGCCGCAATTACTATGGCGTTAGATCGCGCGCCAACGCGGCGAAACTGGCGGCCCGCGATATCGCCACGGCGAGCGCACCTTTGGCATCTTGTGACGCTGAAGTGGATCGGACGGCATGGGCCTTTGTCCCGGGCGGCGTGGTCAAGCTTGCCTATCCCGAGTACGGGATAGCCGAGATGGTCATGCGGATTATGCAGGTCGATTACGGCCGCCCGGGCGAGCCTACGATCAAGCTGTCTTTGCTGGAGGACATATTCAGCCTGCCGGTGCCGGCTTACGAAGTGCCGCCGGAAACGGCGTGGACGGACCCGAGTGAAGATCCGGCGCCTGCCGCCTATACGGAAATCCTGACGCTCCCGTATTTTTGGGCGAACATGGCAGTGGACAGCACGGCGCTTGCCGGCGCGGCCTATCCCGACGTGTTCGCGGGCGTGCTCGCCGCGCAGACCGGGACGGATACCGACACGTTCGAGCTTGTCGGGCCTGACGTTGACCCGGCCGGCAACGCGGTCATGGACGGTGCCGGCACCAAGGATATCGTCTCGCGCGGCACCCTCACCGATGCCTTGCCGGCGCAGGCGGAGTCCGCCGTCACCTTCAGCGGCATGACGCAGGGCACCGGCCCGATGATCGGTGGTTTCGTCCTGATCGGCGAAGGGGCGGCGAATGAGGGCACGGCGGAAATCGGTCTGATCACCGGCTATGTCGATCCGGCCTGGACCGTCAGCCGGGGCGTGCTCGACACGGTTCCGCGCGCCTGGGCGGCTGGCACGCCGGTATGGTTCGTCAGCAGTGGCCTTCGCGTGCAGGATGATACCGCACAATCGGCGCTTCAGACGGTGAGCTATCAGGTTCAGACCATCACCAGCCGGGGCATGCTCGATCTTTCCCTGGCGCCTGTGATCACTGAGACGCTGACCGAGCGCCCGCACTTGCCGTTGCGCCCGGCGAACGTCAAGGCGGGCACGGTGGGTTTCGGCACTCTTGACGCAACCGCGATCGATCCGGTGCCGATCACTTGGGCCAACCGCAACCGGTTGCTGGAAAATACTCAGGTGCTCGGCTGGACAGCCGCCGGGGTGACGCCGGAGACAGGGCAGACCACCCGCATCAAGGTCTATGACGCGGTGACGAATGCGCTGATCACAACGGAGTCCGGTATCGCCGGATCATCCTTCGATCTTCCCCGGTCGGTGTTCGGCGCTTCGAACATTGCGCGGGTGCGGGTAACGGCGGTGCGCG